CCCTCTCACATATACTTACACTCCAGAAATTTGCACAACTATGCTCCGTTGTCGCTAAGTTGTGCGAGAAGGATTCGCCTAAGAGTCGGCTCAGTACAGCAAAGCAAGAGCGGCCTAGCTAAACAAGTGGCTAGGCTAGGACTTAGCGAAGCTAAGTATTCATATTACAAGCAAGCACCCCATAGGGGGGCCCTTGCTTGGTGTAGCTTTGTATATATAAACCCTCCAAGACACAAAAAACAGAATTTGGCTTTATTACATGCTTATGTGTTATAATACCGACAAGACAACTCTAATCTGAGCCTTATGGCAGAATCTAAGAAAAAACGAGGAAACCCTAATCTCCACAAGGGTATGAAATCATTGAATGGAGAAGGCAGACCTAAGGGTTCTGTTAATAAGTTTACTGCATTGGCAAGAGAGTTGATGTCTAATAAGTCGCCAGAGATAGTGGAAAAGGTAATTGAAAAAGCTATGGAAGGAGATGTACATTGTTTAAAAATGTGTTTAGACAGAATACTTCCTGTGCATAAAGCTGTAGACTCAACACGCACTAAAGCTGATGCTCAAGTGATAATTAATGTTTCCTCTCTGGATAATATTCAACAAAAACTTGATATTACTCCAGAGGGTGAACTTATAGAACCAGAAGAAAAAACAGATGATGAAGTTATTGTTAATATAGATTCAACACCTATGGCAGAAAAGTTTGGCTGAATTAGACATTAATTTACACCCTGCTCAACTGCAAATATTCCAATCCAACAAAAGGTTTAAGATAGTTGCTGCTGGGAGGCGGTTTGGAAAGTCCTACCTATCTGCTTGGTTATTACTCATTAATGCTATACAATCAGAATCAAAAGATGTATTTTATATAGCACCGACCTTTCAACAAGCCAAAGACATTATGTGGGCTATGTTAAAAGAACTAGGAAGAGATTTAATTGTACAAGCATACGAGAACACTGCTGTTCTTACTCTGATAAATGGTAGGAAAATATATTTAAAAGGAAGTGATAGACCCGAAACTTTAAGGGGTGTTGGGTTGTCATACGTTGTACTAGACGAATATGCGTCTATGAAACCTATTGTGTGGGAACAAATTATACGACCAACATTGGCAGATGTAAAAGGTCGGGCTTTGTTTATCGGAACACCAGCAGGTAAAAACCATTTCTTTGACTTGTATCAAGATGCCCAAGAAGATACAGACATCTGGGATGCTTTCCAGTTTACCTCTGTTGATAATCCTTTTTTACCAGCAGAAGAAATAGAAGCTGCAAGTAAGTCAATGTCGTCTATGTCATTCCGACAAGAGTTTGAAGCGTCATTTGAAACCTTTAGTGGTGGTATATTTAAAGAAGAGTGGTTTAAAGAGGATGAAGAACCAGAAGATGGTAACTATTGTATTGCTGTTGACCCAGCAGGTTACGAGGATAGTGAAAAAGAACGAAACTTAAAACGCTCAAGACTAGATGAAACCTCTATAGCTGTAGTTAAGATAGACAGAGATAGATGGTGGGTAAAAGAAATCATACATGGTCGCTGGAATATTAAAGAAACAGCAAAAAAAATTCTTGGTGCTGCGGTTAGGGTTGAGTCAAACTCTGTAGGGATAGAAACTGGAGCATTGCGTAATGCTATATTACCTTACCTTGAAGATGAAATGAGAACTGAAAATCAATGGTTGTCATTAGTAGAGTTGCGTCATGGTGGTAAGAAAAAAATAGATAGAATTACTTGGTCTTTGCAAGGTAGAATGGAACACGGACAAATAACATTTAATCCAGATAAAGATTGGAAACATTTTAAGAATCAAATGTTAGATTTTCCAAATAAAATGGCACATGACGACTTACTCGACTCGTTAGCGTATATTGACCAAGTTAGTGTGGCAGATTTTGCCCACACAATTGAATTAGAGGAAGAATGGAGTCCAGTAGATGATATTGCAGGATATTGAAGATTTAAACAAAGAAGATTACGAAGATGTTTTAGAATTTAGTGCAGATGAGTCTACCTTAAAGTTAAGGTATTTAGCTGCATTATCTATTATTGCAAATTTAGCTAATGATGTTGACCCAAGCCTAGTACCTGATGATGAAAAAGTAGATTTATCTATCTGTAAAATGCTTATGGATGGTCATATTGAAATTGAAGAGATTAATACTAGCATACATTGAATGAGAATCATTCGCATTTAAAACCCGTTTTGTGTTATAATCGCCATAATTCATAGGATTAATTTATGTACGATAAAAAGGAACAACAATATCAAGCACTTGCTAGTTGGTTAATGTACCGACTAGATGGGTGGCGAAATCATAGAGAACAAAACTATACTTCTAAATGGAATGAATACTATCGTATATGGAGAGGTATATGGGATGTGTCTGACCGCACAAGAACATCAGAACGCTCAAGAATTATTGCTCCTGCAACACAACAAGCAGTAGAATCTTCTGTTGCTGAACTAGAAGAAGCAACTTTTGGTCGTGGTAAATGGTTTGATATACAAGATGATATGCTTGACCAAGATAATAGTGAAGCAGAATACATTAGAAACTTACTTCAAGAAGATTTAGAAAAGACTGGATGTAAAGATGCCATAGCAGAAGTGTTTCTAAATGCAGCTATTTATGGTACAGGTATTGCAAAGATTGTTGTAAATCAATCAATAGAAAGAGCACCATCAGAACAACCTGTAGAAGGTTCAATGACAGGTATGCGTGGTATAACTGAGTATTCATCTATTGATGTTAAAGTAGAACCAATATCACCACACGAATTTTTGTTTGACCCTTCTGCAAACTCTATTGATGAAGCATTAGGTGTTGCCCACGAAGTTATAAAACCTAGATATCATGTTGTTGAAGGTATACAATCTGGTATATATCGTGATGTACCCTTAGATGGTGATTATGATACAGCACAATTTGGTTATAGTGGTGAAGTAAAGCAAGCAGATGAGTCAGATGCAGTCAAAATAACAGAATATTGGGGTCTAGTACCTAAAAGATTCTTAAAAGCAAAAGCTGATAAGGATGATTTTCAATACACAAAGAAAGACGAATTAGTAGAAGCTGTAGTTACTATATGTAATGATGAATTTATATTGCGTGTAGAAGAAAATGCTTTTATGATGAAAGATAGACCTTTTGTTGCATACCAACATGACATTATTCCAAATCGTTTTTGGGGTAGAGGTGTAGTTGAGAAGGGATATAATGCACAAAAAGCACTTGATGCTGAAATGAGAGCAAGAATTGACTCAATGGCATTAAGAAACACTATGATGATGGCAGCAGATGCAACTCGTTTACCTCGTGGTAGTAAATTTGAGGTACGAGCAGGTAAAACTGTTCTTACTAATGGTAATCCAAGAGATGCTATTATGCCATTAGACATGGGTCAAATGGATGCAAGTACTTTTAACCAAGTATCTAGTTTACAAAACATGATACAGATGGGTACTGGTAGTGCTGATATGTCTATGCCACAACAAGAAACTGCTAGTGGTATGTCAATGATGCAATCAGCGTCTATTAAACGTCAAAAACGTACATTAATGAATTTTCAAAATACATTTCTTATACCAATGATTAACAAAGCTATGTATCGTAAGATACAATTTGATGTTGATAGATACCCTGTTACTGATTACAAATTTGTCCCTTATTCTACTATGGGTATTATGGCTAAAGAGTTAGAAATGCAACAAATGGTACAAATGTTACAGTCAATACCAGCAGATTCACCTGCATTTAATGTTATTTTACTTGCTATGTTCCAAAATTCTAGCATACATAATCGTGACCAGATAGTATTTGGATTACAACAAGGTTTACAAGTAGACCCACAAATAGAAGAAATGCAAAATATGGGTACACAACTACAAATACAAAAAGCACAAGCTGATATACAGAAAACAACAGCAGAAGCACAAGAAGAACAGTCAAGAGCAATGTTACATCAGGCACAAGCAGCAGCATTAGTGCCAACCGAACTTGATGCACAAACAAAAGCGGTTAAATTGCAAAAAGATGCAATAGGAATAGAGAAAGATAAGATAGATATGGCTAATACAATTTCTGAAACAGCTAGAAATTTACCAGAAGTAGAACATTTAAAATCTGAAACAATATTAAACCTAGCTAAAGCAAAACAAGCTGGAAGAACTTCGCAGATAAGCAGAAGAGTACAATAATATATGGCAAAAACAGATGAGAAGTTTTTAATGGATAGAATGTCCATGATGGAACATGATGGATGGCTAGATTTAAAGGAAGATTTATCAAATTTAGAATCTAATATTATAAACATAGATAATATTAATTCTGAGCAAGACCTTTGGGTAATCAAGGGTCAGTTGCGGATTATAAACTATTTACTTAGTTTAGAAACTGCAACAACCATAGCGTTAGAAGAACTCCAAGACGGAAATCTAACATAATCAACTTCACAACCCACAATGGGCGGAGAAAAAATGAGTATAGTAGTAGATGAAACACCTAAAGTAGAACAACCTATAACAGAAACACAGGTAGAAGAAGTAGTTCAAGTAGAAACAACAGCAGAACCAGAAGGTAATGTAGTTGAAGAATTAAACTATGAAATACCAGCAAAGTATGCAGGAAAGTCTATGGAAGAGGTAATTGAAATGCATCAAAATGTTGAACAAGCATTTGGTAAACAGGGTTCAGAAGTTGGAGAGCAACGGAAATTAATTCAAAGTTTACTTGAAGCACAAAACAAAGCACAAACTACTATAGAAGAGCCACAGGAAGAAGAAGTTAGTTTTGAAGATGCTTTTTATACTGACCCTGCAAAAGCAGTAAACACAGCTATAGAAAAACATCCAGATGTACTCAAAGCTAGAAAACAAATAGCACAACAAGAACAACAAGTTAAACTTAATGTACTTGAAAAAGCATATCCAGACTGGGAAACTCGTGTTGCAGACAAGAATTTTCAAGAATGGGTAGGTGCTAGTGAAGTGAGAAAAGATATTTTCCGTAAAGC